CATCACTCTTTTAGGGAACGCTCGAGCCAATGTCGGCAGCTACTTCGGAACTGAAATTTCCGGGTGGCCGTACGGCGATTGGACGGGTATTCTCTATTCAGGTGGTGGAACGGATCAGACCTATAGGAAACGCCACACTAAGAAAGAAGTGTGGTTCTCTGGAGCATTTACGTACCACCTTCCTTCTGGCTATAATGCCAGAAATAGGATGGTACGTGATGCAGTTCGAGCCAAGACTCTACTAGGTCTTGACTTGACCCCAGAGGTCCTATGGAATGCTGCTCCGTGGACATGGGCCATTGACTGGTTTTCCAATACGGGAAGTGTAGTAGCTAACCTCTCGGATTGGGCCACCGATGGCTTGGTGATGAAGTACGGATATGTTATGGAACACATTACCATAACGGACACGTACTTTTGTATGAAACGCGGAGGTCTATCTGACCCCCGTGCCATACCGGCTCCACTCGTCGTAACCGTGGAAAGGAAACGACGTGTGAAGGCGTCACCATTCGGGTTCGGTCTAACCTGGTCGGGGCTTAGTCCTCGCCAAATAGCCATCTCAGTTGCCCTTGGTTTGACTAAGGGCATAAAGGGAGCTTTTTAACTCCCGTTACTGAGAGATGTCTGTCAATTGGTCCGAGCCAAAGGGGCTCGAGACCCGAGTCCTAGGAGTGATGCCTATGGCATTTACTGACCCTCAAACGGTCACCATTTCTGCAGTGGCCATTCCTCTTCCGCGCGTAAGTGTGGAGGAGGATGAGTCCATCTATCAGAGTGGTGACGGGCTAGTGCAGTTGCAAGCTTCCCACGAACAGGGGAAGCGTATGCGGCACTTGCTCAGGATCAACCATTCGAAGCTCACTTCGGATCCGTTTCGTCCTACGGAGAATGTCAAAGTGTCGATGAGTAATTACATCGTCTTTGACCTTCCTCCTGCGGGCTACACGGCAACCGAAGCACTCGCCGTGTACACGGGCTTCAAAACCCTGTACACTGCGACGAGCGATGCGCTCATCACCAAACTCCTCGGTGGTGAGTCGTAATGGCCTCTTGGGTGAACAAGACGTCTTAGCGAAAGTGGGTGCTGGGACTGACAGGTCTAAAACTTAGATTGGAACCCCGCTGTGGTGGGGTTTCTTTCTTTGTTGAAGATCTGTCGTGTGTCCCTATTACATCCTCTCTAGCTAGACGCCTTATAAGACATGAGACGCTTCCTTACTCGGTTGAGAAGGAATGACGTTTCAGTCCCTGTTCGCCTGGATGGTGATTTCTCTGGTAGTGTTGAAGGAAGACATCAGTTTACTTTCCGCATTAGTCTTCGGACTATTGCGGTTAGCTTACTGATTATCGGACTTCTCACTAACTCAGATGGTGGAGTGACTGTTTACATTTGTAGTCACATCTACCAACTGTTCCGAGAAATCATGCCATAAAAGGCACGTCGATTTAGCTATCAAGCTATATTTGGAGGTTGCGATGAGCGACGACCAACTGCATATATTGAGCCTCACATTAAGTTGTGGAGCTCTTTTATGCACAGTCCTCGCCATTGTGGTCTCCATTTATGGTCTTGTCCGCTAATCGACTTGCTGGCACCATCGTTGGTGTAGACGAAGGGAGCGTGGCCTTATCAACCACGTCCTAGGGTGATAAATCCTAGGATTCGTCTACGTCGGTGTCATAGGCTAAGGATAGATTACCTCCGAAAGGAGGGTCTATGAAAAGCCTGATGTCACTCTGGTCCTTGGTAGCCGAGGAATCGGCTGCCAGATGCTGCATTAGCGCCACTCGAGACATTAATACCGTCTCGAGGCGAGTCGAACATGAGGGGTTATCGTTTTTCACGATAACCCTGCCTAGCCTTGGGAAGTCCATCCAAAAATGGATAGACCTTGGCCAGGCCGGGACACATCCTTCTTTCGAGAAGGATGGGAGTCTCCCCCGTTTTATGGGGGGTTATCTCTCCCGTGTGTTCGACCGGAGTAGTGGCACGTTACTCGATGAACCTTGCATTGACTCAATTATTGCCCTGCGTCAGCTAACGCTGATGTTTGGCAAATTGCTCCTTCCTTGCTCCCCAGCAAGGGAAAGGGCTGCAATGCAAACGTTCGTCGAGTGTGAGCAGGATGTCCGCCAGACAGACAAGGAACTTACCCAGGAAGATTTGGTTGAGTTCCGTGAAATGTCTAGTCTGCTGTTTCGTGAAGTGTTTACCCAGATGGAGAGAGATCTCCATTATGGACAACTCGTTCCGAAACATGGACCAGGCTCCGTTGCTGATGGGCTTTCCAGCAATGGAAAGTATCAGCTAAGGACCTGGACCCGGCGACTCGAGGGGGTCTTCCCCTCCTACGAGTACTTGATTCCAAACCTTCACTTTCGTGAAGAGTTGGATCAGGTGAACATCCTCGAACCCGGCGCAGAGCAACCTGTGAAGGTTGTTTCTGTACCTAAAACGTTGAAGACACCGAGGATCATTGCAGTGGAACCTGCGTGCATGCAATACACGCAGCAAGCTCTACTGCGCTGTTTCCTCGCGGCTTTCGACAGGGATGAACTCCTGCGATCGCTGGTAGGATTCGACGACCAGGCTCCAAATCAGAGCCTGGCACGTGAGGGCTCCCTTAACGGGGAGACCGCGACACTCGATTTGAGTGAAGCATCCGATCGTGTCTCCAATCAGCTTGTTAGGACCATGTTAAGTCACTGGCCTCTTTTGGGTGAGGCCATAGATGCAACAAGGTCCCG